ATTTAAGTTATATATAGAGTCTAAATTTGAACCAGGAATGACTTGGGATAATTGGGGCAACAATGGTTGGCATCTTGATCATGTGGAGCCGTTGTGTAAATTTGATCTAACTGACATTGAACAGTTTAAGGTGGCCTGTCACTATACAAATATGCAGCCGCTGTGGAAGGAAGATCATTTGAAAAAAACAAAGTTAGATTTAGGTGATTCAAATGGCTCTTAAAAAACGATTGACCGAAGATGAGCGATACGGCCTAAGTGAAGAAGAAATTAAGCTTTCAGAGAAGTATTTAAGGAAGCATAAGACGGCTGGCGCCTTGAAGGAACTTGAGGCGGCCAAACTTTTTGAACTCTATCTTCTTGGTGAATCGCTACAAAAAATTGCCCAACAGTTTCCTCAGTATCAATTGGGGCAAATCATACTTACTGCAGCCCTTCGTGGTTGGGCACGCGACCGCGATAAAATGATGCATACCCTACAGGATCGGGTTCGTGCAAAGGTCGTTAAGTCTGTTCTAGAACAGGTTGACTTCCTGACTACGATGATGTCTGTGACAAATGCTGAGCACCTTGAAGTTATGATCAAGTATTGCCAGGATCCTATTAACAATCCAAAACCCTCGATGCGCGTAACAAACATCAAGGAATATAAGGACGTTGCTGAGACCCTCTATAAGATCGTCTCTGGGGCAACACCAAGTGCTAAGGGCAATAAGTCTCCAATGTTTGACGCTCTTAGTCCCCCACAAAAGCACGTCGAAGAGAGACCTGCGGAACAAGATGCAGCAACTCTATTAGCAGAAGTGGTAGGAGTAGACAATGGGTCGTCCTAAAATTAATGTAGGCGTGTGCAAATGGTGTAAAGAATCACCGGCATGGACCAAACAACTTTGTTCTGCGTGTTACAAGCGCGATTATTACGTCAAGAATGCCTATACTGAAAACGGTAGTAGGAAAAGATACAACAACAAAAACAAAGACAAGGTCGCTCTAAGAAAGAAAAATAGAGAGCAAACTGACTTAAATTATCGTTTGGCTAATAGACTAAGACATAGATTGAGTACTGCTATTAAAGGTGGTGGAGCTATTGATAATCTTGGTTGCTCTATTGGTGAACTTAAGGTTCGTTTAGAGTCCATGTTTCAACCTGGCATGACATGGAGTAACTGGTCCAAAGATGGTTGGCATATAGATCATATTGTTCCATTAGCTAGTTTTGACCTCGCTAATCCTGATCAACTTGCAAAAGCTTGTCATTATACGAATCTACAGCCACTGTGGGCTAGCGAGAATATGAGTAAAGGCAACAGATAATGGCAAAGAAGGTTCCACTTACTTTTGAACAACAAAAGAAACTGCTTCTTACTCCTTGTAAAAATCGACAAGAAGTGAAGAATTGGATTAAGTATCATTTGGGTCTTGAATTACCGGACATTACTGTGTCACGTTATTCAGATACTAATCCATTAGATGTGATTTATGAGGTTTATCGCATCTGCGTGCTTCAGATGAATCCAGATAATATTCAAGAACTCCTATTTGTTGCCGGTCGAGGATCTGGCAAGACTCTAGGAATGGCTATCGCGGAGTTGATGATCTTGCTTCACGACAAGAGGGATGTCGTGCACGTTGGTGCTATTCAGAATCAAGCTGAGCGATGCTACGCTTATCAAAAGAACTTCCTATACAATCGTAAGTTAAAGCCTATCGTGATGCCTGCTGATGTCCCTGAGGACGAGCGCATCCTTGAGAAGGCCAACATGTCTAAGTCGATCTTCAATGTCGGCCACGACAAGATAACTCTCGAGGTTCTCCCTTGTACTCTTAAAGCATGTAACGGTCCTCACGTTCCGCTGGTGGTAGTTGACGAGATTGACACAGTTTCTGGTGAAGGTGTTAAGGCCTTTAAGGAAATTTCAGGTATGTTAGACTCTAAGGGTGGCAAGAAGGCACTACGTGTCGGCATTTCAACTCGTAAGTCTCGCTATGGTCTAATGAACCAAAAGCTTGAAGAGATCGAAGGTACGCCAGACAAGACCCGTGTGGCTCGTAGGTGGACGGCGTTCGAGTTCACGGAGAAGTGTCCAGATAGTAGATCTGGCACAGATAAGATAGATCTTTACGTGAACCAGGACAAGATGGAAGTCCTCAATACAGATCAGTTTGCCAAGAAAGACAAAAACAAGCAAAAGGAATATCAACTTCATAAGGGACTAACCGGTTGTGAGAAGTGCCCGTTGTTTGCCATTTGCTTAACTGATGCTAAGAAACAAACTTCGACTTCGCCTATGCTTAAGACTCTGGATGAGATGATTCAGAAGGTGAGAGCAGAAGGCCCTGACTGGGCAATGGCTCAGCTTATGAACCTGAAGCCCTCCGTTGAGGGCATCATCTTCAGGGAGTTCGAGGATAAGATCCACGTTAGGACTTGGAATGAGATGTGGTTTACCTTAGTAGGTAAAGAGTATCCGGGTGAATGCACTCACGATACGTTTGTAAAGAAGTGCCATGAACTCAATCTTCCATGTTATGCCGGTATCGACTGGGGATTCACGTCGCCCAACACGGTAGTTTTCTTCTTTGTTGACTCGAGAGAGAATATCTACGTTGTGAAGACAGATGGCATGACTCATATAAGTTCGCCAACTTGGATTCATCACATAAAGATGAAGTACCACACCAAGTACCGCGTTCAGCTATACGTTCCTGATGCCGCCGATCCAGGCGCTATTCAGGAGATGCAGAAGGCTGGTTTACCTGTTGCCAACGAGCCCGATAAAGGTGCTATTAATACTGGTATTCAAGTAATCAAAAAATTTCTCAAGATGCCAGGTTCCACTGAGGCTAAACTCTTACTAGCTAAGGATCACTGTGTCCCTCTGGTTAGAGAATTTGGCCTATATCATTATAAGACTGATTCAGCTGGTTTAATAACAGATGAGCCTGCTGGAGAGCATGATCACTGGATCGATGCCCTTCGTTACCCCATGACGTTACTGTTCGGCAAGTCCCAGATCATCCTAGGAGGCGGATTGCTTGACCAAGCGGCCAATCTACAAGATTCTCAGGGTAATTTTCATAGGATGCCCACCCCAACCGAGTATGCCTTAACACAGGGCATAAGGATGAATGACCAGGAGCCTGACAAATCTAAGTTAGGTAAGATTGGTAGACCGTCTGAGTTGGAAGACACAAGTAATGACGACGACTCAACTGGGGGTGCCGGTGGCTTCATCTGGAGTGTTTAGGATACTTTAAGTCACTAGAAGGTATAATCATTGCATGGCGTGGTACGATAATTGGTTGAAAGATAAAGTTAAGGGACAGATTGACGACCTATTGAAGGCCGATGGCATCTCTACCCACACAGCACCTGTTGATCAGGGGTCTGAAGTTATTGCTAATGGTGATCGTCTTCCAGATGTCCCAGAAGAAAACCATGATGCTTCTAAGCAGATCGGTCGCAAGGCCTTTGTCGATGATCCTTACTTCGACTTAATTGGTTCTCAGGTTAACTACAAGTTTAAACTCACCCGCATTTCAAACAAGACATTGAAGGAAGTCTCTGTAAGAGACTGGCTCATCTCGGCTATCATTCAATGCCGCGTTGATACCTTGGTTAGGTTTTCTAGACCAGAGCACCGCCGCTTCGAGATGGGCTTCCGAATTGTTAAGAAGGATGGAGAAGTTCATTACACCGATCAAGAGAAGGACGAAATCGCTGCGATAGAGGACTTTATCTATCACTGTGGACGCAAGGAAGGTACGCCTCAAGATGACAAGAGGAACTTCGGTGAGTTCTTAAAGGTGATCGGCCGTGATGCCTTAACTTTTGGCCATGTTGCTATTGAAAAAGTTAAGACGAGGAAGGGTGGACTTCACAGGTTTCGTCCTCTTCCAGCTGAATCCATGTACCTTATTAACAAGGCGTTGTCTAAAGAACAAGTTAGTTCTAACGCAATGAAGAATTATCAACTCTCTAAACCAAAGAGCGACAACGACCCTAAGAAGGATCAAGTTGTAAATGAAGTTGAAAATGACTTTATTAAGTACGTTCAGATCTCGTATGACAACAGACCTCTAGCCACGTTCGGCGACGAAGACTGTATTTTCAAACTATTTAATCCTCAAAACTTTTCAGACTCGATGGGTTATTGTTACTCACCTCTTGAGCTCGCCATCATCAACATTACAAATCACCTGAATGTTGAAAACTATAATGCTAACTTCTTCACGCATGGTTATGCTGCTCGCGGTGTTCTTCATCTTAAGGGCACTGTAACTCAAGCTAATCTTGCTAACTTCCGCAGGACGTTCTATAACAGCATTACTGGTCACCAGAATGCCTGGAGAACGCCAATCGTTGCGGGTCTTGATGAAGTTCAATGGGTTCCAATGTCGGCCAATGCTCGCGAGATGGAATACCTGAACTACAACAATCACCTGATGCGTATCCTTTGCGCCCAGTTTCAGATCGATCCAGTAGAGCTCGGTCTTGACTATCTAATCTCGTCGAACGGTCGCGCTCCGATGCAGCAGGCTAGTAACGAATATAAGATTACCTATTCTCGTGAGCGCGGTCTCATCCCTCTTCTCATGTTCCTTGAGGACGTGATTAATGCCGACGTTCTTCCAGCTCTAGATAAAGAAATTTCTGAGAAATATAAGTTCACCTTCACAGGCATGACTGAGGAAACTCCTCAGACTGAAGTTGCTCAGATGCAAGCTGAGATGACCGTTTGGAAGACGATGAACGATCTTCTCAAGCAAGCCCAGAAAGATAAGATCGATGCAGAAGTTGCTGATTTGCCTCTTAACCAGGCATTTTGGGCTCTAGTTGAGAAGAATTACACGCGCGGGGAGATTCGCGAGAAGTTCTTTGGGGACAAGGGAGCTTCTGCTAGGCGCGAGTTGCAATACATTCCTGGTGACCCAGCCTTCTTGAATTGGAACCAGTTCATTGCTACCTTGGATGCCCAGAAGAAGCAAGAAGCTCAAATGGCTGCTCAGCAAGATGCTGCTACTCAGGAACAGCAGATGAAGATGGCTCAGGAACAGCAGAAGCATGAGCACGCTGAAGCTGGTCACGATCGCGACAAGGAGAAGCACAACCTTGAAATGGAACAGATCAAGGCTAAGGCTGCTCACGATGCGGTTCAACATGGTCTAAAAGATACTGCAAAGCAATTTGGTGCTTCTAAGGCTACCAATGTTGGCGGCACTGAAGTAGCCAATCCAGTGAATCATCCTGAAGAATAGTGTGACTAACGGACTATATTTTCATGAAGATACAGGAGAAGTGGTTACACCTGAGCATCATTACTCTATAATGATGCTCATCAAGGTCTTATTTAGATTAAGTATTATCGACGAAGAGCGAGCATTAATAATTGCTGCCAAGTTCCGCATTCTGTTTGTATAATCCACATTAACTTGCCGTTATGATATTATATCATTAAGGTGAATTAATATGGTTGATAAAAAAGATTTTATATGTAAGACTTACATTAGGCACAATGGACAGAAAAATGTCCATAAATGGTATATGCACTACTGCGATCGTTGTAATTTAAAGCGTGGATATGCACCTAAAAACAAAACTGGTTTGTGTATATCTTGCGCCTGTACTGGAAGAAAAATCTCTAAAAAACAAAGGATAGACATAGCTAAATCCTTACTCGGCAACAAGAATGCCTCAAATATTGCCCCTGAAAATGTAGTTAAAAGAACTGCCAAACGTATGGGGCTGTCTGTTGAAAAATATTTGATAGAAAAAGAGTTATCACTTACAATTAGAAAAATGAAGAAAAACATGATGGATAGACTTAATAGGTTTATGCGCGATCAACGTAAATCTGTTAAGTACTTTAATTTTTCTAGGGAAGAACTAATAAAGCATTTTGAATCTAGGTTTAATGCACATCCAGAAACCAAAGAGTTAATGACATGGTTAAATTATGGTCGAATAAAAGGCATT